AACGTAAGTGTTACGAGTGATAGTAACGTACTCGAACTTCGTTTAGATACGACGGTTGAAGGTTTAACTTTATCGAACACGTCAAACATAAACATTACGACGGATAAAAATAAATACCTCACTGTACCCGTACTCACATTTTCAGGTAGTAATGTCATAACAATACAAAATAGCGATACGTTTAGTAATGTTACGGGTGCGTATATACATGGTGAACAAGTCAGTAATTTTAACCATTTAAATAAAGATGCTATATGGGCAGTTTCAACTGCGGCTTTACAAGAGGTCGATCGACAATTACAGGCTGAAAAGACGAAAGTCGCGACGTTACAAACACAAGTCGCTGATCTAATAGCACGCGTTACCGCACTCGAAAACAATTAATTTTTTTTTACCATTCTGGAAAATGTCAGAATGGTAGAAAGTTTATTTACTTTCGTGATGGGAGTGTGTCCATGATTGCTAAGGCGATAACACCCGCAATAAAGAACAAAACAACATAATTACACTCCGTATCTTCTCCTCTACCAGTAGAAATCTTACGCTTCTCCTGGACTGGGACTGATACTTCTCGTGAAGGTCTCGGTCTTTCAATAGGATCTTCGTCTAATGGACAGTAACCTATCATCTATACTATAATTTATAAATTAATTTCGACCGATTTTTTCTTTCGCCCCCGTTTACCCTTGGTCTGAGTAACTTTAACTTCACGCAATTCACCGTCACCTTCTTCACCACCTTCGACGTCAGCTGTAGTTGGCGCCTCGGCAATATCCGAAATATCGTCATCGTCATCTTCTACTACTGTAGCTGGTTCTTGTGCTGGTATACTCGTCGTATTCATGGGTGGTGTTGGTGGCATCATAATGTTACCCATAAGACTTGAAATATCGAACCCGGGACCTTGCATTTCGTGTCGTTCAGTACTTGGTGTCGTTGACTGTTCCTGTTGTTGTGCCTTTGGAACTGTGTTCTGAACTGCCGTCATCATATTTTGGACGAGTCCTGGATTCTGTTTAATGACATCATTCATGTTCGGCATGACAGATTTGAACATACTATTCGTTAAATGAAACATCATTGCTGATCCCCCAAGCATCATAATCAATTTAATTTCTGGAGCGACGTGCATTTTAGATCTGTATTTCACGTACAATTCTTCAAATACCTCATCGTAATCCTCTACATTTTCCATAACGTTTTCGGACCACCCGTCGAGTTGAATTTCAAATGGGTTATACTTCTTATTCATAAATTCAAGACCTGTTGTGCATGCAATAAGCATACGTCTCGAAAACTTAATCGATTTATCTACATCTATACTATATGTAATTCTCTTGACTTCGTTTCTAAGTTCGTCTACAGGGGAATATGCATTCAGTCGTTTATTTACAGTAAACCCCTTTTTTTCTAAACGTCCAAGCTTATTCACGAGATCCGCCTTCTCTTCGTCAACCGTCTTGAACCCTGGCGATGGTTTTTCTTCTTCTTCCATCATGTATCCACCACCTCCGCCCCCGTAGTCCATCTCGGGTTCATCATCGTATTCGTGATAATCAACAGGTGCTTCTGGTGGGGGTGCAGATGGTTGTGTTTGTTTATTTGGATTAGCAAAAGAATCAATATCTTCCTGGAAAACCTGTGGTTGTGGTGGCACAAACTGTGTTTTCATTTGTGAAATTTGTTTTTTCACAGGCTGAGGTCGAGGTCGAGGAACATCAATCTCAATTTCGTTCATCAGGGCCTGTTCGCTATCATCAAGTTTCATAACATTCGTATTTTTACGATCAAGAATAATTTCACCGTCCATTACTCTTTATGTTGAAACTATTCTAAACTCTTTAACGCACTTTATAAAAAATGTTGTTTCACTATAAATGAAACTTAACGCTACCAACAGAAATACGATCAGAGCTATCGTCATCATCATCGTTCTCTTATGTGTCCTCGCCATGTTGCGTACCAGTGGGTACCAGGGCAAAGAGGTCGAAATCGAAACCGTCAACACAGGTTCACTCTTCGATATTCCATCGACCGAAGAATGTTTGAGTACCGCCTATTACTCCGACAGTAAGGGTGGTGTGTGTGATGGACAAAAACTTGTTCGCGAACAAGCGAGTTACAAGATGAAGTAAAATCTCAAGTATATATAAATGGCTTTAGTGACTAGTCAATCCACTTTACCCGATTTTGAATACGAACACCACACGGTTATACTCGATAATTTGGATCATGGTTCAGATAATACAGATTTCACACTTCATTTACCAACCCCATTAGAAAATGTTGTTCAGGCTCAATTACTCGCCGCAAGTATTAATACAACGGGTGATGCCCAGAGGTGTATACACATTGGTATAGAAGAACTCAAAAGTTTTTTTACTCAAAGAGGTAAAAAGGATCTCGATGACGCTGATAATCACCTTAACGGTGTTTTCGGAACAATTATATGTGAACACACATTACACGCTGCGAGTAGCGCCCAGAAAGCAGTATTCTTTAGAAACGAATATCCAATTATCCAACAATATTACAACCCAATTCGTAAACTCGATAGATTAACTTTTAATTTAGATAAACAAGATGGTGGCGCAGCTGCATGTGGGGACGCTGTTTTTGTTTTTAGATTCGTATGTAAGAAAAGAAATTTATCATACAAATAATTTCAGGGCGTCGCGTACTTATATTTTTAACCTTTTCTTATTATAAATGTCATCTGGTATTGTTCAACTCATAGCAATTGGTGCTCAAGACGAACACATTATGGGAGAACCAGAAATATCTTTTTTTACGTCAACGTTTAAACGACATTCTAACTTTTCACAATCCGTTGAAAAACAGACTATTCAGGGGGATGCGAAATCCAATTCTATGTCATCTATTCGTTTTGATCGAACAGGTGATATGTTAGGGTACACGTACCTAACAATTGATAATAATACACAGGCACTTGATATTCAAAGGTGGGATACACTTATAGACAAAGTGGAACTTATCATTGGTGGTCAAGTTATTGACACACAAGATGCCGTTTTTACTGAAAAAATAGCGATCGATACGTTCGCGACAAACGTTTCAAAGAGTGCGAATGGTACACACCCCGGTGTAAGCGCGCGATCGTACTTTTACCCATTCCGGTTCTTCTTTTGTGAAGGTGCACAGTGCGCTTTACCTATAGTTGCTTTACAATATCATCACGTTGAATTACGTATACATTGGGGAACAAATGCGGGGGATTATAATTTTGAGTGTTACTCAAATTATTATTACCTTGATAACGAAGAACGCGGTAACCTTGTATCTCGTAACCATAATTTAATTATTACTCAGGTTCAAAAAAGTATTCCATCGAATGAACTTACACAAGAACTCACATTTAATCACCCAGTGAAATATCTCGCATCTTCCGATACAACCACCGAAGGAGCATTAACATCAACTACCAATAAAATCAAAATAGAAATAAATGGTTTAGATATAGGTAATTTTAAGTGGGCAAAACCACACTTTATAGACGTTATGAATTATTACCATACGAACTTTGTTACGTCCCCTGATTTCTTCTTATATTGTTTTTGTTTATCGACGAGTTCACTCCAGCCGACAGGAACACTCAATTTTAGTCGATTAGATTCTGCAAAGATAGTCAGTCAAACCACAGTTATTAGTGATCCTATATACGCGGTGAACTATAACATACTTCGTATTGAAAATGGTATGGCTGGTCTTATTTACGCAAATTAAAATACACACTTATATTAAAATGGTTAAAAACATACCTACCATCGAGCGGTCTACCAAAATCCGGTTTGGTAAACACGCTACGGATGACCAGGCTGAAAACACGATCGTGTTCAATGCTTCGAATACTGCTATAGATGCAAGTACTGCAGGGACAATGTATATGGCACCTTTACGCGAAGCATCTTTAGCGGGTGCTACTTTTATTGGATACAGCTCATCGACAAAAGAAGTTGTTGATACGGGTGTAGAAACATCCCTTTTAGGTGGTGTCACGTTAGATTCCGCGGGGAAACAAGGTAATGTTGTTTCAAATTCTATACCACACTTTGCTAATGTGACAACCGCGTTTACAACCGGACACGGTGCAAACGTTGGTATTTCGAATACAGCTTCTTCGCATATGTTATCTGTCGGCGATAAGATTTTCATGTCCAATACGGGTGCAGAAGCCATAAAAGTTGAAGGTAATGTACGCGCTAATCGTTTTTTTGGTGGTACGTCTGTTATCATAGATCAAGGTGCAACGAACATGATTCAGGTTTCGGGTAAAATAAAAACGTCGAAAATTGAGACTAGTGATTCCATAGCCATAAGTAATAACCAAACCGTAACGAAACTCGTATCTGTAGGAACACATACATTCATTAACACGCCTTCAGCGTCTGAAAATGCTATAACAACTTCGGGTAACGTATCCGCCGCATTTTATAAGGGGGACGGGGGTTTATTATCAAATGTACAAGTAACTTCAACACTCCCAATATCAAAAGGTGGGACGGGTGCAACAACTGCATCAGCAGCTGCTTCGGCCCTTGGTCTTGGAACAGAAGATCAACCTTCATTTGTTACCGTGAATGCAAATGTTAATGCGAGTAATATTGTATCCGATAATGGCAGTGGTATTAATCAATTAAACGCGAGTAATGTTAGTAGTGGGACGCTCGCTATTGCAAGAGGTGGTACTGGAGCAGGTAGTGCTGCGGCAGCAGCTTCGGCTCTCGGTCTTGGAGCGGAAGATCAACCTTCATTTGTTACCGTGAGTGCAAATGTTAATGCAAGTAATATTGTATCTGCAGATGGTCGTGGTATTAATCAATTAAACGCAAGTAATGTTAATACGGGAACACTTGCAATTGCACAAGGTGGTACTGGTGCGAGTACATTAAACAATTTGATAACCATGGGTACACATACAACCGGTGATTTTGTGGGAACTATAACTGGGGGTGATGGTATTGCAAGCACGGGAGCAACAAGTGGCGAAGACATAGATCATTCATTATCCATCGATGCAAAAACAAATGGTGGTTTGGTTTTTGAGTCCAATAAACTCGCGGTCGATTTAGCTGCTTCTTCGATTACGGGGACATTAGCCGTAGGCGATGGCGGGACGGGTGCAACAACTGCTTCGGCAGCTGCTTCAGCCCTTGGTCTTGGAGCGGGAGATTCTCCATCATTTGTTACCATGAATGCAAATGTTATTGCACATAATGTAGCGAGTACATCACTTACAAATGGTATAATACCATACGTACATTCAACAAAGCAACTTCGCGATAGTAAACTATCCTATAACGACGCAACTTATGTTACATCTTTAGCATCAAACCTTACTGTTACTGGTAATTTACTTGTTCAGGGTTCTACAACATTTCAACACTCCAATATACACAGTGTTTCCGATCCAATAATTGAAGTAGGTAATGCGAATGCCATCGATACAATAGATATGGGTATGATCATGACAAGACCAACTGCAAATATTGCAGCAGGTTTTAGAGGGGATGAAAAAGAATATACAATCGCTTACACACTAAGTGATCCAGATGGTGCACATATAGTTCCGACGATGGCAACAAGTGATGGTTATATTACAGCGAATGTTTGGGGTAACGTTCTATCGGGTAATGTTACTTCAACTGGTCTCATACATGGTGGGACCTTGAAAGGAGCTGGTTCTGCTATAACTGCATTAAATATGGATAACGCGGGTTCGGGAACACTTGCAGTTGCAAGAGGTGGGACAGGTGCAACCACACTTAATGATCTTATAACTTTGGGTACGCACACGACGGGTAATTATGTAACATCTATAACAGGTGGAGACGGTATTACGGCCGGTGCAGCCGCAGAAAGTGGAACACCCACGGTGGCCATCGATGCAAAAGCAGATGGTGGTTTGGTTATTGAATCAAACAAACTCGCGGTCGATTTAGCTGCTTCTTCGATTACGGGTACATTAGCCGTAGGTGATGGCGGAACGGGTGCAACTTCGCTTAATAATCTTATAACCATGGGTACACATACAACAGGTGATTTTGTAGGAACTATAACTGGGGGTGATGGTATTGCAAGCACGGGAGCAACAAGTGGCGAAGACATAGATCATTCATTATCCAT